GACATATTCACCTCTTCGGAGTATTTGTTTATTTCATCATCTGTAAATGTTGTTCCGTTAAATTTCCACATAGCTTAAGCTGTTTGGTGAGGTGCCACTTTTGGTTGTATAAACTCTTTTTTCTCTACATATCCATGACCCATAAAATCAGCATATGCATTTTTTAAATACACTCTTCTAACGCGCTGCTCTGATTCTGGTGATAGTTGGTATTTACTATTCATATAAGTTAATGGTTCATCACTAGTCTTGTCTTCACCAGCTATACTTAGATAAGTTGCTTGTATGTTATCAAAGCCAGATTTATCACTTAAAGCAGAAAAAACACCGGCTAATACTTGATCAGCAGCTTTTATCCAATTGCTAGAAGCTGAAGACATTATAGGTATTTGCCTTGTTATTGTTTGTACTCCACTTGGGTTGGTCATTATTTTTGATGATTTTTCTATATTAGGATCAGAAAAATTTAAATATTCATCTTTAATCATACCATTATCACCCCTATATCCCATAGCTATAAATCTTTTTCTTAACTCTTTATTTAGATTTGCTATCATAACTGGTTGTTTCATTACCTCAGTTAGTATATTAAAATCTTTATAACCTATTACTTCACCCATTACTGTACCCTCATCATCTTGATAATAACTAACTGGTTTTAAAATTTTATCACCAGCTTTATTAAGTTGAACACCTACTAAAGCATTTTTTATATAAAAATTTTTATATACATTTTTAGACCATTTACCAACATTTTCAGGAGCACCGCTATACATGCCTCCTATTTTATTAAATGTATTATCTTGTAGTTCTTTTGGATATACTGCCATCCAACCTTTAAATGCAGCAGCAAACACCGTAGCTTTATTTTCTTTTTTAACTGCTTGAGATATATTATATGAAGCCTCAGCTCTTACTTCCTTATCATTAGCATTATCTAAAATACGACCCCAGTAATCTTTATTATCAATATTACTCATAGCCATATGAAAAAAACTATCACTTTTGACACCACTTTTTTCAATATTTGTTTTCATCTCTTGTTCTAAAGCTAGTGTTTTTAATTGCTGTTTGTCTATAAACTTTCTACTGTAAGTAAATTGTTTTGTCTCTCTGTTTAAAGAAGAATTTTTTACATTAGCCGCTTGTACACCAGCATTTTGAACCATAAGCTCAACACTACGTTCTGACTGAGCAGCTATAATTGTTTGTGGTGCGTTGTTTTTTGATGCCATGTTTTAATAATTTTATTTTGGTGCCATTAAACCAGCAGCAGCAATACTTGTAATACCACCAATTCCAGCGGTAAGTGCGCCCATTTGTGCACTTTTTGCTTGGGCCGAGGATTTATATGAACCTGCCATTTGAGCTGTTTTTCTATCAAGTTTTCTTAGTTCTCTATCTCTTTCTTCTCCGTACATGAACATTTCACCTTTAACGGCAACATCTTGCATTCTTTGTGCTTCAGCTATTCCAAATTGTTGAAGTCGCGCAGCTTCACCCATTTGTATATTTTGTATTCTACTAGCTTCACCCATTTGTATGTTTTGTATTCTACCAGCCTCTCCAAACTGTGCGTCTTGAACTCTATTTGCGGCCTGCATTTTTGATTGTTGTAGCATTTGTGCTCCTCTAGCTTCTTTATCTGCATTAGATTTTTCTTGCTGTGATATAGTTGCGGCTACACCTTTTTTACTTTGAAGTGCTGCTTGAGCAAGAGCAGTAGCACCACCAGCTGATGCTCCAGTAGCAGATAGCATATCTAGCGTGTTAGCTAAAGCAATATCAGCTTCTTCTGCTTGGAATTCAGCAGCGGCTGTTGAAACACTAAGATTAGCCATTGGATTAGATAGGAAATCACTAGTGTTGGTTATTAACCCAGAAAGATCCGTAGCCATACCAGAAAGATCCGTAGCCATACCAGAAAGATTCGTGGCCATTCCAGATAAATCAGTCACTCCTTCCCAAGGGTTTATAACCTCTGTCATGTTGTTTTCTAAAAAATCTATTTCTCCTTCTAGTCCTTTAGCTTTCCTAAATGCATTTTTTGAAGTTTTATTAGCGGTATACATGTTAGCCGCAGTTCCTACTGCTGTTGCCACAACTGCACCTGCTGCTAATGTGCCGACAGTGGTAGCTGCTATTGCTGATATTATTGCCATATTATTGTATATTTTTTGTTATTTCGTGTGATGGTTCTTTGTCTACTATCCACCCTAGTTTTTTATGAGTTTCTATTAAATGTTTATGTCTACCTATAGTAAACATATAATTTTTACCGTTTTTTTTGCAAAATATTTCAGCGCCCATAATAAGCTTTTCAATTGCTTTTTTTCTATCTTTTTCTTTGTATTCAGGATCAGATACAATCCACTCTAGTAATACAGCCTCGGAGTTTGTAAAATACAAAAACCCAGCTACAATAGGTTTATTATTTTTTTCTACCATAAGACCACTCGTGCCGTTGCCTGGTAAAAAACCTTTAGGAGGATTAACCCATTCAGGCCAAGTATCCCACCAGGATACTAATGTATCCCAATCATTTTCTGTAAGCTTACGTATTTTTAATTTCATTTAATTTAATTTAACTTGCAGACCCCACATATTCAGATGATGCTGCAAATAATTCTTTACTACCACCTGGATCAGTTAACGTGTCTGTTGATATTTTAACCGTAGCAAAATAACCTTTTATACCAGTCATTTTATTACCAAATATAATTTCACCAGGAGCAGCCACACTGTCATTAATTAAGTTAGCCATATATTTGTTTTCTTTTCTAGTAAACCCAGCGTGAAACAACGGTGGTATTAAAGAAATACTATTTTGTGTTATTGGTACTGTGTTTACATTAGCAAACGTGCTACCTGACCCATCATAAGCACCTTCATTAAAACTGTATACTAATGTAGTGGAATCATTAGTGTTTGTGGTTCTATAGTTATCTATGCTTGTATTAGGATAGCTTATACCTGTACTATCAGAAATAAAACTATCAACTTGCCAACCATTGCTACCTTCGTAGTTTATAGTTTTAAATACTTTTGATATACTTACATTAGGATTAAAAATAAATTCTATACTAGAAGGAGTAGATATACCATAAAAAGTACCTCGTGGTTGTGAAGAAATATAATGTTGATATAAGCCCGAAGTATTTGGACCATTAGCTCCAGTAAAACCTCCATCATCAGAATCTAAAGATGGTCCTGCGCTATAGAAATTACTTTTTAAGCTTATTTGAGATACTGGTTTATATGAATAAAAACTAGGCCAACCATTTATAGCTTCATCAAACGATAGAGTATTATATGGTTCTGCAGATTGTAATCCTATAAAGTGCGGTTGTATAGATAAAGAATATTGTTTGTTGTATATATCCCAACCACCAACTAGTTTACCATTACCTAAAGCCCCAAACTCGTCTCTAAAGAAATCAATCATACCATAATTAGATATTTCTGTTATCCCGTTATTAGAGAGTCTTAAAACAGCATTTCTATCCCTATCAGTAAAATATTTTCTATTACCATAAACTGAAAAACTTTCAGGATTTTTACTAATACCAAAATTACCTGCATAAGGATCAATTGTGCCTATAACCTTATCACTAGCGGTAAGTATAGGACTACCTTCAGCTGAGTATATAAGATCTCTATCTATAGGAGCTCTACTTACTTTTTTTTCTTGAAATATTTGTAACCAAGAGTTGTCTGCATATATTTTTTGTATTGACCCGTTTATAGGATCTACACTTTTAGTAATATCTTCACCAACAGAAAATACGTTGGTATTGTTAATATTTGTTCTAGCATTAAATATTCCAGAATAAATTAGTGAATTAACTCTAACAGAGGCGTTAGGATTGTCATCCACTATATAAGCTTTTGCACCATAATCAGAACTTACGTTGTTGTAGCCTCCTCGTATGCGTGATTCTTCAACAGCCCAGTTCATGTCACTTGATGTAGCAGTTTTAGGATAAGTATTATTACTTCTAGCTCCATTCCACACAGCTGTTCCTCCCGTGCTAGCATTCAGGGTTTTGCGTAAAATAAAACTGTTAAAATACTTAACTTCTATTAATGCTGCCATAATTTATTATTACTTATTTATTTGTCTAATTACTAGTTATAACCATAATAGTAGTTACTAGAAGGTAAATTACCCGCACTACTGCCAGTGATAACGTTTTGTGCATTTGTTATACTAACTCTTACTTGAGCCACTGTACCATCATATATATAAGAAACATTAGATTGATTACCGTTCATATTTAAGGATACTACACTTACCTCAACATATCCAGTACTTTCGTCTGGTGAATAAAATTTTAAAAACAGAGCTGGACTTGCAAATGGAGCAGGCGTTTCACCACCTAAGTTATTTGTTAGGTTTTTAACAAAAGTATTAGCAAATGTTGCTTGACTAGCGCCACCTGACCACATTAAAGTAAGACTACCTGCAGAAACATTATTTATTATCTGAGGAAAAGGTCCAAAGTTTGTTGGGTTTAGTTTAGGAACTGTTTGACCCGGTGGATTAGACAATGTAGGTGGTTGGAGAGCTGGAGCAATATCTTGTTGATCATAAACAACTGGTTCTGCTGTTTGTGCCATTTTTTTACCATTACCATCGAATTGAGCAACCCACCTTCTGTCTTCATTTGAAGCATTACCCACTGGAGCTCTATCTGTTCCAGTCAATGCTGTATTAGTAGTATTAGACATTTCATTACCATACTTACCATTTAATGACGTATCTCCAGTTGCTGAGTATGAATAATACAATAGATTTGTAGTACCTGCGTATGGTATACTAAGCTCTGGATCTGTATAAAGTTGAGTTATATACCTAAATGACCACTCTCTAGCATATACTACTTGAGACGGTACAAATGATTGTGCGTTTTCTTTATCTGAAGACCCTTGAGAACTTAACCTGTAACTAAAATAACTAGGAGCTACACCATCTATTAAAGGATTATAAAAATCTCCGTAACTTAATTTAACTAACTGAGTGTCTAAACTTGATGCGTATGAAGCGTAAGGGGAATTAGAACTACTACCACCCTGTTGACCTGGACACCCTTGAGGCGTTAATACAGGTATTATTTTATTACCAAAACTAGTTAAACTATTAGGTACGTTATCTCCAAAAGGATATCTTACCACTAATCTATAATCTCCAAAATAATCTGGTCTAACGGCATAACCTTGATCTTTACCAAATGCAAATATTCGTGAACCTTTAGAAAATAAAGATAAATTATCCGCGCTTGCTCTTCCAGTGGTTTGAGCCTGCATTGCATCTATTTCACTATACTCACTGTCTGTTAAAGAACTTGAAGTGGTAGGCCTATCCATTACCCCAGTTTCTGTAAAATCAGGTCTAGCAGAGTCAAGAGATATACTATAATTGTTTGTTTGAGTACCTCCAAATTTTATAGCTTTACCTTCTACATCTATAGCGTCTATCCAGTTATCAGGATAACCGGCTGCATTAGAATCTCTATATTGTAAATAAGTAGGCCATATTACAGAGGGTTTATCGGCTTGTGGTCCACCATTAATAGTAACTTTATTTTCAAAATTTACTATAATATATGCAGTACCTTCACTTAATCCAGAAGGATTAGTGTTTGCAAAATCAAAAGCTAAAGCATTTCTATTGGTGTTTGTCCATACCCAACTATCACTTAATCCTGTACCACCACCACAAGCTCCTTGTGCGTTTACATTGGCAGTATTAATACCAGTGCCACCTATAACATCAGTAGGTGTAGGTTGATTATTTACTGGTGCTCTAAAACTAATATTACCAGTGCCAGGAAGTGGAATAGACGCTACTTCATTTGTTTTATCTGTACTCCAGTAAAAACCAGAAGACTCTGGACCTGCATTTATTATTAAATTATCACCTTTATACCAAGAATCATTTGTAGGTCTAGTAAGTATACCCTGACTACCATTAAGAGTGGTAATACACGTATCTATTAAAGATCCTTCTGCGCCAGATGCATCTTCTACTTTAATCCCAACAACTAAAATACCATTTAAAGAACCAGTTGGATCTGTTAATTCGCCTGTGCTTTCGTTAATATAAATAATAGGTAATAATGGATATTGGCTTATTTTAGAAAAAGTTAAATCTAAAGTATTAGCAGGGGGTATGCCAGGAACATTTACTGGGGTTATATCAGCACTACCATTTGTAGCTTCATAGGTATAAAGACTTATTGATCCTGAAGGAGGATCTAATGATGTTACACAATTAGTTATTGAAGGTGCGGTATTAACTAATGCACCAGTAGTTGAAACAGTACTAGTTATATCCTTAAGAACATCATATATTTCAAAGAAAAAAGTATAATTCTCTAATACAGAAGCATTATTACCATAATAAAAATTTCTAGCTGTTTTTAAGTTGTATGATGCTATTGCAGTTCCAACTATAGGTTCTAATAAAAAATCACTAGTCCTAGTATTACCTAAACCATCTGTCACCCACCAATTATTTATAGAAGATTCATCAACAGCGGTAATGACACTTGAAAAAGGATCAGGCTGTCTAAATGGATAAAATGCGGCAGCTACAATAGTACCAGATGGATCAGCTTCACTTTGTGAATAAGACCAAGTTGTTGATATACCATCAGATGTAACTCCTTTTATTCCAGGTGATCCCCCTTCTTCAATAGCTTTATTTAAATCTGATATAAGACCTGCTGACGATGTTTCCCAAAATAGCTCTAACCTTGATTCAGTTGGTGCTGTTTCATATATACCTAATAAAATATTATATCCATCCGCTGGATCAACTGGTCCTGATCCAATAGCACCAGTACCTATACCCGTGCTTAATGTTTGAATTGATTGAGATACTCTAGCTATTAAAGGATTAGTTTTTGTTTGGTATATTTCATCAAAAACAATAGTAGAATCTAGTAGTGTGTTTTCTGTACCTATCGTATTAACAACATTTGGTTCAATAGTAGGATAATAAGGGTTATTATACACTGGAGAAACGTCAATAGCTGTTTGTTCAGGGGTAACTCTTCCAAATAACCTTAATGAAGAACTTCCTGAGCGAGTAAAGTCAGTAAATGTGTCAGCTTGGGAGGCTGCTTCTCTACCTTCCTTTGTATCAGAGTCATGATTTGAACTTCTAAATTGTTCTTGTAATGGTCCAACTAGATTTAAATCTCTAGGTACTTTATTTATATTATCACTCATTAAAGTAATAAAAGAAACTGTATTTACAGGATCGGGATAAGGTCCAGCGGTATCACCCGGATAACCATTAACTATTCCAGGTAAATATACATTATAATAGTCTTGTTCTTGTTGTTTTACCACTATTGTATAAGAATACCATCCTAAAGGATTGTATTTTTCACTTGTATTGTCACCGTTATATAAACCAGGCCATCCTGTTAACAAATCAGGATCACCAGCATATAAACCTGTAGTACCTATAGCTTGATTAAATAATACTTTTATAGAATCTCCTGGCCAACTATTAATAGTATTAAGACCAGTGCCTGGAAAAGGTTTATATGGAACATAAACAGTTGAACCTCCATAAGAAATTCCACCTTGCGCTCCTTGAATATCAGCTGATGATAATATAACAGTAGAAGTTCTTCCAAACCTATCTGATAAAATAATCCCTACTTGATAGTTCCTATTTTGTTTAACAGTGTGTTGAGGATATTCTACATCACTAGTATAAAACAAAGAAGGCTGTGGTTGACCATCAACATTAGTAGCACTAATATCAAATGATTCTTTTTGCGTTACCCCAACATTATAATTTAATGCCTCAGGAGGCGTGTGTTGAGTTTGAAAATTACTATAAACAAGCCTATTGCTTATTATTTCTTGTCCATGAGCCCTAACTGGTACTTTATCATAAACTCTTATTAATTCTTTTGTGGGTAATGTTTTATAAGGCTTTACTCCTTGATAATTATATATAGCAAATGTTTCAGCTTGAGTTAAATTTTCTACTTGTATAGTATCTACAACTTGAACCGCAAGAGCGTCAGATTCTTTATATAAAATATCAATTTCTGTAATTTTATATTCTTCATACAAAACATTAGCATCACAGGGTAACGGTATTTTTACTAAAATATTATTAACTTGATTCTCCATAAAAGAAACAATAGTTGATCTATACGTAGCGTTCTCATCAGTAGTATTTCCAGTTGGGGTTGTTGCATTTAAAAAACATCCATCTTGTTTAGGTATAAAAGCCGGTTGAGTAAATGGCGCAAATATAGAATTTTCTCCATCCTCAAATTTAAATCTATAACTAAACCTTACAAATTTATCTTCTAAGAAATCAGGGTCACCCGGATAATTACTTTCGGAACTTGCTGTTAATGGTCCTTCTGTTTGGAATGTAGGGTTTGCAGTAACTTCATCAGGACACAATCTACTTGTAGCATCAAACATGCTAGAGAAATTTACCGCATTTTGACTTGCAAAACTATTATCAATATAAAAATATAACTTTGTGTTAGCGGCTATTGTTTGAGCACTACTTAATTGTAGTATACCATTTAAAGCATCATAAGAAACTATAGTTGGTTGTGGTGCAGTTATAGTTGCGCCATCAGGCCAATCAGTAACCGTGGCACCTATAGTAGGTAAACCAGATAAAGATTCTTTTTCTACTACAACAAAAACACTTGGCGCTGGTGATTGGGAAACACCTGTTACATGTCCCCATTGTTTAAAATATAATTCTATTGGCTGATAAGGGTTATATGTAGCTACAGATATTTGATCTTCTTTTGTATAATAACCATTAGAAAATTGACTTGTAGCGTTTGGTGTTGCTGAATTTATGTTTAATTTTCTAGGTTGGTTTCTATTATCAGTCCAAAATAAAATACCTTCTAAAAAATTTACATTTAAAACTGGGTTAGTTGTTGAAAAATTTAAATAAGCACCACTTGTTAATATATAAGATTCTTTATTTAATATGTTGTAAACATAAACATAATTATAAGCATCTTTATTGTAGGTTGTAGCTGTTTTAAAATTAACATCAGTATAATTTGTTAAAAATACAAATATATCATTAGATACGCCATCTGTAAATGTTCCTATTGTTTTTAATTCACAAGAACATCCGCTTAATGTTCTAAAATCTACAAGTTGTTTATTACCTAAAACATTTTCTAATGCTCCCACATCGGCACCTTCTGATCTACTTACTTGTATATTAATCCCTTCACGATACTCACCATTTGGTAACAACCTGGCATCCAGGTCTTTATTCATTTTGGATTTTATAAAAGCATTTTTAACTTCTGCCATTTAATTTAGTTTTTAAGCCATTTAGATTTACCCCTCATGATTTGGATAAATTCACTAGATTTAATATTAGATAATCTTATTTTTGCATTTCTTAATTTAGCACTCTTTTCTCTACGAAATCTTTGAACTACGTGCTCTTGAACCCCTACCCTACTGGCTAATATAGCATGCATTAAATAAGCATAAACAGCTTCTTCAGCTAACTTAGGAACTCTCATCTCTTGATCATAAGATAAACCATCAGAAACATATTCTAATATAATAATTTTATCTTTTAAATCACTCGAAAAAGACATTTTACCCTCTCTATCATTTATAGTAAACCACCCGTTTACTTGAGCTAATTCAGGTTGCATCCCATATCTTTGACCATAACCCATTAATCCATTACCATATATTCCCCAAAGCCCATCGGCAACCAATCTACCTGTTATTTCGTCTCTTAGAGCACTTATAGTTTCTGTGTTTTGTTCCGCCCATCTTTTTTCAGTTATAGATGTACCAGTTATATTAGCACCTTCATTACTTTGCGTAGGTATACCTTCGGCGTCTTGTATAGGTTTTGTATAAGGATTTGATGTAAGAGTTGTAGGATATATTATATGTTTAACACCCACAGCATCAATCCAAGATACATTAACATAGTTAACATAATCATGAGGTAATGTAACACTAAGATTATGAGGTATAGTTAATTCTTGAGAATGTATACTTCTTAATGTATCATAACTAAATTCTTGTAATGCCCGTTTTGCATGAAAAATTACATCTGTTTTCTTAACACTAGATATTAATTTACCAGTACCCACATATGCAACTAAAAAGTTATTAACTAAATCTTCTACTTTTATATAAGAATAACTATTATAGTTTTCTTCTACAACGGTTCCATATGCATCTTGATTACCAAACTCTCCTCCACTTTTACTTAATAGTTGTATAACTACATAAGTACCCGCTGCAGCGCCAGCTGTAAAAGTTATATTATTATTTGTTACAGTGTACGCGTTAACGTATTCAGTAAAAGTACCATTACCACCAGTTGCACTAGTATATAATCTAAAATTATTATTGTTATATAAAGCATTAGTAGGATCAATAGATCCAAAAATAAGATCAGTGTTAAATGTAGTTTTAAAAATAGTCTGAGCTACACCTACACTTATATCAGCTGCTATTATTATTTGTGTACCGGTATAATATTGAGCGTCAGTTTCTGTTATTAATCCCCCATTAGGTGTTGCCATAATTTATCATCTTTTTTCATTTTGGTTATTCTGATTTACTTCTTGAGCTGCTGCTTGAACTATCTGTGGATCTCTTATAACTATACCAGTATAAACAAGTATTTTTAGAATTAAATCTGTTTGCTCTGATTCATGAAGTTCAAAATTAGTAGAACCCGTAGTGTTGTTTGTTGTTAGTGCTTCTGAATTATATATATATTGACCTAAAGAACCTACCGCAAAACCCCAAACAGGTGCAATTGGTTTTCTTATAAAGTCTACTTGTATATCACCAGTTGTATTTATAGTTATTGGTTGAATAAATAATTTTTCGTTCTCGTATAAATATATCGGGTAAGTTTTTGTTGGTTTAGTAAGTGGAGATCTATCTATATAGTAAAATTCCTCACGATCAACTCTCTGTACTACTGTTGCATTATTATAAAGTACAGTACCTAATCTATAAAAAGGAGTTTCAGATGTAGAAGATACATCATTTCCATAAATATCCACACTTGGTAATACCCAGTAAGGCGTTAATCCATCAGCTGTTGAAGCAGGCACAGCACTGCCTGTAGTTTTAAATATAGCTATTTTTTCATCTAAGTTTTCTATCCTATCAGCATAATCAGTGTTAGTCTGTGGCACACGTAATTGTTGATTCATATCTTCAAAATATTTTGAAAATATTTCAAGTTGTACTTGATTACCAATATTATTAAACTCAGTTGGTGTTATATACCCTCTTTGTTCTTTGTTTAATATTAATAAAACTGTTTGATATACAGTATTTACATTTATAGCCATTTTTTATTTTTATTATAATAAAGGAGGCATTACACCTCCCTTATTAATATTACATGTTAAGAAAGTTTTTTCTCTATAGACTTAAATATTTCAAGACCTTCGTCAGTCTTAAAGAAAGAAGCCATAGCAGAGTATGGGTGTTCATCAAAAGGAACAGTCATTAACTTTTTACCATTTGAAGCCCACTTAAATGTTCTTTGGTCAGCATCTAATTTTATTATATTAGCTTCTGTAGCTTTTATAGCAAAGTTTCTTAATTGAACATTATCATCTTTAGCTAAACTTATAAACAGTTTAGGACTATTTTTAGCAAATACTAATAAATCCCTTTTAATCTCTTTAGAACTCATATCTGCCACCTTAGAACCAAGTTCAGTTCGTAATATAGCCTCAGCTTGATCAATGTCTGTATGTCTAGCCATTGTTAAAGCATCAATTTCTAATTCAAGATCTATTAATTCATCTTTTGCTTCTGCCACTGCATCTAATTCAGAATATTTAATATTCTTTAAAGGATGATATAAAGATAATATTTTTTGTAAAGGTTGATCTTTTTTTGGAACGTGTAGTGTTCCATCTTTAAATATTATATGACCAAGGGTTGATTCACCATTTTGTTCATCTTTAAATGGAGAATTTTGGTTTGTAGCATATCTAATTTCTCTTTGCTCATTTTTTTCAGAATCATACCAAAGTAGTTTATGTCTTTGTGTGTGTCTACCTGGAATTTTATAAGTTAAAGGGTCATTATTACCCTTTATATAATAAGTTCTATCTTTTATTTCCCAACCATCTGGTTGAATTTTTGTTTTTGTTGTCATGATATAATATAATTAAATAGTTAAAATAGTAAAGTAAGGGTGCCAAACGACACCCTTATCTCTACATGAATATTAAAGTCCTTGGAATAATACAAAGTTGTTAGCGGCTTGTACAACCAAACATCTTTCAGATAGGAAGTTTACTTCCATAGCATCAAGACTTGAGGTATAAGCACCACCAGCAGAACCAGTCAACCAAGACTTCATACGTCTATCTTCTGTTTCAGAAGCTCTATAACGTACGTGTAAAAATGGTCGTCTAATATTTGTTCCTAAGATTTGATCGTAAACTGTTGAAGTTCCAGCAGGAATTAAAACACCTTCGATAGAAGATATACCTACTTGAGCACCACGTGTAGAAGCGTCATTTAAGTATTTCCAGTCAGTCTTATAAAAATCATATGATCCTCTTCTAAAGCCACTAAATCCTAGATTCAATGCCATTTCTTCTGAGTTTTCAAATAATCCATAAGCTGTTCCGCCTTGTCCTCCGTAAGACACGTTAGAAAGCATATTATCAAACTCTAAAGAAGTTGATCTATTTAAGAAAAGCATATTTTCTTCGATAGCTCCCTGAGTATCTAAGTTCTTAAGAATTTCATCAAAGTCATCTAGTCCAGTTGCACCAGCGAATCCAACCTCAACATTACCTCGAGCTTGAATAGCAGCGAATAAACCTTGAGTTCCATTGAATCCTGAAGCAGCAGCTGATCCAGCACCTGCGCCAGAGGCTAGTTCACCTTCAACACATGTCATTTCTAAATAGTCTTCAAAACGTAATCTTGTTTCAGATTCAGCTTTTAAGTACCATAAATAACCTGTAGTTCCATCTTCTGTAGCAACTTCAACCCAACCTATTTGAGCCATATCTGAACCGTTTATTGTATAAACGTTACGGATGATAACCGGTGAGTTAGCAAATTGAGTAAAAGAAGGAGTGATAGTAATTTGTGGCTGTAAAGCGTTGTTTAAAGCTAAAGCACCAGCACCTGCATTTGCAGTAGAAGATCCTTTAACAAATTCTGAACCATACACAAATATCTTAACAGTAGCTCCTAATAGAGCTGTAGTTGCAGTAAGATATGGAGCAACAGTTAAAACACCACCAGCAACACCAGTAGTAGCGGTAACGATACATTTTGCCTCGTTTCCAGCATTATCCATTGCCACTACAGTTTGACCCGGACTAATAACACACTGTACTGCTTGTCCTGCGCCTCCTAAAGGAACAGTAAAAGTATTTACACCGTTGTTAGCCACATTGTCATATGCTATGTGTAATCTGTTTTGTTCTGACCAAATAACTTGATCTGAAGTTGTTGGCATCTCTGCCCCTACCATACGTAAGAAGCCTGATAACGTTCTGTTTCCATAACGCTCTACTTCTTGTTCGTATACTTCTGGTAAATACTGTTGTGCAAAATCAAGTCCTGCACCAGTATTGAATTGTAAATAAGCTGATGCTAGTAACTGCTGTGAAGGCGCAGGTACAATAGCACCAAACTGTGGTAAAATTGCCATAATTTATTTATTTATTTTTAATTAAATGTTCTTTTTTTTATTTTAAGTTTTGAAGAATCAAGGCCTGTAATTGCTTTTACTTTTAAACCACCTATAAATACCTCCCCAGTACTAGTTTTCCTAGCCTCTGTAGTTATATTTTTAGATTTAGCTATACTATCTTTAATTGCATCGGTTTTACCCTGTTCATAAAAATGTTGAGCCATTGCATCAGCGTTTTGAGCAGCATATAAAGCTTTATGATATTCTTTGTGTTTCGCTACTTCTCCTTCTTTGTTAAGAAACTTTCCTATAAAGTTTGAAATATCAGTCTGATTATCAGCAACACTAACAGGATCTTTAATACTATATCTAAATTTTTTATCTCCTAAGTCAAAATCAAAACCTTTGAAATTTTCATTTAATAATTCTTTAGATTGAGCAATAAATCTGCTGTGTTTTTCTTTATTTACTTTTTGTTCTTCATTATATCGGCTGAAAAAGTCAGTAGCTTTCTGTTGATCTTGAGTTACGCCGGGTCTCAACTTGATTTCGTCGTAATATTTAACCTTAAGATCGTCTAAAAAATTCTTGGCTTTTGCAACTTCTTCTTTATAAGCAAGTTTTTTAATTTTAATGTCCCTTGCTTCGTCTAATTCCTCATCAAATGAGAAAGAGTCTTCTATTATAAATCCTCTTTCTTCGGCATTTAAGTGCGGTTTAGCTGTTTTGTAATATTCATGTAATAAAGTTTTGCTATCTACGTTAGAATAGTCAGCATTTAAACGGGTGTAGTCTGTTATATCTCCACCTGTTTCTTCCATGAATTTAATTAATTTATCTACATTTTCAGGGAGCTTTTGTGTTTCAACCTCCTGAGGTATTTCTTTTTGTTCTTGTGAGGAAGTGGGAGTTTCATTGCTTCCTGCCACTCCGCTCTCGTTAGTTTTACTGTCTTCATCACTTATTAATTGTAAAGGAGAATCTACCTTTTGCTGTTCAGCATCATCTTTAGGGGTGGTCCGTACCTCTTCAACCACCTGTTGCACACTGCCTTTGTTTTCTTGTTCTTTGACATGCACATCGCTTGCATTTGTTTCTTGTTCTTGAACGGCATCTTTTTCCTTTGTTTTAGTTTGTTCTTTTTTACTTAAATCTACTTTTATTATCTTAGACGCACCTTGTTCCCCTAAGTTTTTCATTTTTTTAGTAGACTTAATCTTAAACTCACCCTCTTGCGCTACGGGTGTTGTATTTTTTATTTCAAGCTCCGGTTTTTTTGTAATTTTTGGAGTCTTTGTTACTTCGATTTTTTTTATTGTTTTTGTTGACATAATATGATAATATAAAATTAATAATAAACTCTTATGGGTCGAATTGGTCTAATCCAAATCCACCTAATGAATCATTTTGTGATTCAAAATTTGTAGGTAATAAATCATTTTGTCTTTGATTTATCATTTCGCTTTGTTGTGTTGCTTGTATTTTTGTTCTTTTATCTTTACGATCTTCAATTTCTGTTTCTCTTGTTGTTTGACGTTTAGCCTCCATTTGAGCTAACTGTAATTGGTATTGAAACTCCTCGGCCATTAATTGTTTTTTAATTGAAGCCTCTTGTTCCATTCTTTCAATTTCAAATTGAGATTTAGCTTGTTCAATTTGTATTTTTGTTTGAGCTATTGCTTGTTCTTTTTGTACATCAGCTAATGCTGTTTTTTCTGCAGATTTTGCATTAGCCTCGGCTTGAGTTTTTATATTTTCTAATTGTTTAGCATGTGCAGCTTCAGCTTTTTTCTTTTGTTTTTGTTTTAATACTTGATTAGCTAATTTAAGATTAGATATTTCTCTAATATCTATAGCATCTTCTAAACCTATATTACCAGCTTGTAAAGCTATTTGTATAGTTTTTTCTAACACTGCTCTTTCTTCTTCATCAGGTTCTAATTCTAAAAATATACCAAACTCATGTATATGTAATTTATCTATTTCTTCTAATGTACCTGTATTAAAATTATTTATACTTTTAATAAGTGCATTTTTTGTAAGAGGAAAATTTAATACATCTGCCACCCTTAAGCTTATATTTTCACAAGTCCTAACAGTCATATGCATTAATGATTGTAAAATATGTCTTGTAGCTGTATTTGAGTTTGCTGCTGCTAATTTTTGTAAACCAACTAAAGCATTTTTATCTGGAGTACTTCCATCTCTAGCTTCATTAAGTCCAGTTACATCTCTTATCATTTGTAAATAATACTGATAAGTTTGTATCATGGATTGTATTTTAGAAATACCAGAAGAACTTTGTAATTCTTGAATAGGTACTTTACCTCTGTTAGGATCTCCTTCTTGAGTAAGTGACCTACCAACAATACTACCAGTTTGAAAATACATATTTAAAGCCTCTGATGGATTATAATTAGTACCATTACCAAGATCAACTTCAGCTAAACCGTCTACATCTAAATAAACACCATCTGGAACTATTCGTGATAATACTTGTTGTAATTTTAAATGTGTTAATTGAATCATATCTGCAAAACCTACAGTTTTACTAACTATAGATTCAATACGACCTTGATACATTCTTGGCGCAGATAATATATAATTCATGTTCACTTTAGTAACATCACCTAATGGGCGTGTCATATTTTCAGCTAACTTCCAATCTAACATGGTATCACCGAGACCTAATACCTTAGCGCCTGTGTATAAAACCTCTATAGATCTTGCTGCTCTTTCAAAATTATCATTTTCAGGAGGATTAAATGTGTCAGGTTTCTCTAATATTTTCTCTAAACCTTGTTCTGTGTGTTTTATTTTAAAAACTTGATCATGATACGTTTTATATTCAAAAAACAAGACCTGTACTTGATCTTGCTGGTTTTGTCCCCATAGAGTGTTTGTGTAAGAGTTTCTTCCAGGATATTTTTGAATTTGCTCTAGTTCCTCATTTGTAAGATTTGGAAATTGTCTTTTTACTTCTGATAAAGACATATTTTTTACTTCTCCTACATAATATAAATCTTCAAAATTTGGATCATCCGTATAAGAATAAACAATATTTGCTGGATTTACATAATTAGTAACTATGCCTTCAGATAGATTAAAACTAGTCTTAACAGCTCCAATGCCCAAAACTGTTAAATCATAAGCTATTTGTTTTTTTGTTTGTTCAAACTTATTATAATTTAATACATTATCTATAACTTCTTCTTCAGCTATTTCTATAGACTGTTTATAATTGAGTTGCATATATATGTCTAGCTCATCTTCATCTTCTGGTAAATCTTGAGGATCAGAAGAGGCATAATAACTTCTACCTGTTAATTCAGTTAGTTGCGCAATGCTTGCTTTGTTTTTAATATCTCTTAAAGCATTAGAAGCATACTGAGTTCTTGTTTTTATACCGTATGGATCTGTAGCAAAAGACTTTATTTCATAACCTCTTTCAGTCATACCATTAACAACAATATCTACAAATTTAGATAGTACAGGAACAGGTGTCCAATCAAGATTAAGATAAGACAAGTCACCATTTATAGCTAATTCATCTTTATATTTTTGAATTGGCTGTTCACCTCTTGCATATAATCTTAGTCTATTAAAATTTTGAAAATTATTAATAAATCTATTTTGACCGCCACTGTTTCTAAACCACTCATGTTCAATAGCTTGAGCTACGGCTAATCCATATTCCCACGAACTTTTCTCTGCCTCAGGTACTACCTGATCTGGAAAACTACTATTATAGTTAATGTTAATCATTTATTTTGATTATTTTTGAATTGACTCCTTCGTTATCATATTTATTAAAACTTAAAGGAAGTTTTGAGATAGTTCTTTTTGCGTTAGGAGCATATCTATTTTTATTACAGGCCATTATTGCTAAACCAGAACTAATAGAAGCATCGTGTTTTGTTCTATTATTTATATTAAATCGTGCCCAGTCATCTAATGTTTGCTGGAAATACATGTCTCCATGTCCTTCAGTTGTAATACCTACAAAATTTTCAATATAATCTTCTATGGCTGCTGCGTGAGCTTGTTTGATATCTTCACTACTGTTTGGTATACCACCTATCTCTCTTTCAGTTACAGAAAGTTTATTGTAAATTTTATCAGGTCTATTTATAGAATATCCCCTATATCCTCTTCTTTTTAAATAATATAATAATCTTGGTTTATTATTCTCTGCCAACATAGGCATACCATAAAATACTAAAGCCATTAAAACATCTTCAAAAAATATTTCAGCAGTTTGTGGTCTTGCTATATATTCTAAAAAAAATGTATTAGGAGGAACATCCTCCATAGAAAATTTAGTTAAACCGTGTAAAGCTCCTTTTGAACCTCTACCATCTACTGTACCGGAAATATCATAACTATCACAACCAAAAGCACCAGTATGATCATTTCCAGGATACTTGATACCGTTTTTAATTAAATATTTGTTTTGTAATTGTGTGGGTGGTATCCATGATATTAAAAATCTCCCTTGTTTGTTAGGATAAAAAATAACTCTTGTATCTTTAATACCGTTTTCCCATTGAAAACTACCCTTAGTTAATATGTTTGTATTTTTTAAATCTTCATTGTAATCTATTTGTTCGTAAATCTTAGTTAGATTAAATAAAGATTGTTTAGCTTCATCTCTAAACGCGTGTTTCTCTGTTCGTGGAAACTGACGATAAAATTCATTTAAACTATCTTGATCATATTTTAAACCCTCGACTTCATTTTCCCAATGCGAGATAACTCCAATCTGAATTTTGGATCCATCAACGCTGGTGACGGGTTTTTTTGGAGTGTCGAATACAGGAAATCCATGAGGGTCGAGGTATCCTTCGTAATTCCATTCCATAGGTATGAACAGATTATATAGTCCTGAGTTAGTCTGACCATTGCGGTTTCTGTTTGTAACATCTGATGCATCATATAGTTTTTTAAAATTAGTTCCTCCTTTATCTAGAGCATTAGATGTTGAACCCATCATGCATCTACCAATTATTCTACTACCTAATCTTAACGTTGTTTTCGTGACACGCCAGTTATTGAGGATGTTGTCTGGACGCTCCCATTTCCCGGATTCGTCGTGGGCAAGGATCTTAAGTTTCTCACCGTCATACGAGTTGTCCCCGGTGTTCTTCCAGTCGATTGTGGTGTCCAACCCGACAAGGTCCTCGGGACGTTCGTTCTGATCAAGTTTTCGCCGTGTGAGTTTCGAGGCAGGGATCCTATAGGCGAGTTCGGTCTTGGGACGGTCCA